GCAGGAGTTCCGCGAGCGCACCGTCGACGGCCAGCGCGAGTGGACGTGCGATGTCCTCGACGTGTCCGACCCTGAGAATCCCGTCTATCGCGTCATCCTCATCCGCAACACGCGAGACGGCAACGGCAAGTCAAGCGACACACAGGCCGACATCACCGCAAAGGTGCTCGGCGCAGACATGTCCGGCGACGCCTACCCGTACCGGCGTCGAGACGGCACCCCCGTTTTGCCCTACGTGCTCTACCACGCGACCCGCAACGGCTACCGCCTGTGGCAGCCGTTCGAGTGGATGGAGCTGGTAGAGGGCACCCTTGACGCCGCAGTGCTTCACCAGATGCTCATGCACACTTGGCGCGACGCGAGCTGGCCCCAACGCTACACCGTCAACCTTGCGGTGCGTGGCGGCGGTGCAGTCCAGACGACCGACGGCCGCCCATCCGGCGCCATGGTCACCGACCCCGCAAGCCTGTTGGAGTTTGAGAGCCCTGTCGACCGCGAAGAGAACACGCAGCCGATGGTGGGGCAGTTCAAGCCCGGCGGCGATATTGCGGTCATGGAGCGCGGTATCGCCGATTTCGTGGCCCGCCTCGCGCAGTCCGCAGACGTGCCCCCGTCCGACATCCAGCGCATGACCGGGCAGGCCCAGAGCGGCGCCGCCATCAGCCTCAACAACGAGGGCAAGCGGTCTGCACAGCGTCGCTATGCGGAGTCGTTCCGTGATTCCGATGAGCGCCTGATGATGGTGTCTGCCATCCTCCTGAACCGGGCAACGGCGGGCACCATGGGCGCCACCAACTACATCGAGGGCGGTTACCGCGTGGTCTACCGGGAGATCCCCGTGTCCCCACAGGAGCGCGAGGCCCGCCGCGATGAGGCCCTCGAACTGATGGCGGCCGGCATCATCGGCCCCGTCCGCGCATACATGTCCATCTATCCGGACGCGAACGAAGAAGACGCGCGCAAGGAGTTGGCCGCAGCAGCAGCCCACAAGGCCGGCACCGTAGAGACTGCGCCAGCACCACCCGCGCCGGCATCGACCGAGCCTGATGAGCCGGACGAAGACACCGACGACCCGACGACCGAACCCCCCGACAACAACACCGACGACTGAGGAAACGCACGATGCCCGACACCCCCGCACCACAGGCGCCCGCGCCCCAATACGCGCCCGCTCCTGCTCCCGCAGCCGCAGACCCACTCATGCTCGACATGGGCAACCTACCGCCACCCACGAGCCGCGACGCGCCCGCACGGGTGCCCTACGGTCGATTCCACGATGTGGTCCAAGCGAGGGCACAGGCACAAGCCCAAGCCCAGGCGCTACAGGCCGACCTCGACGCCGCCCGCGCACAGGTCGCCGACTGGGAGAAGAAGTGGGAGCCGGTGGCATCGTGGGAAACCCAGCGCACCGAGATGGAGGCCGCGCACCAGCAGGCCATCGCGCAAGTGCAGGAGCAACACGCCCTTGAGCGCATTGGCCTCCTGAACCCCGACGACCCGAGCACGAACGACCTCGTGGACGCCGCCCGATGGGCCTACCAGCGCACGCCCGAAGAGGGCCGCCCCTCGTTCGTTGACGCGCTTAAGGCGTGGAAGTCGGACCCGACCACGGCACCGGTCATCCTGCGCCCACATTTGGCCGCTACTGCGCAGCAGCCCCCAGCAGGCACCCAAGCCCCGGCAGGTCAGCAAACGCCAGCACAGCCCGCCTACCGCTGGCCCAACAGCAACAACGGCGCCGTAGCCCAGCCCCCGCAACCGGGTCAGCGCGAGGTCATCGGACAGGCCCGCTATCGTGCGTTGCGCAGTGAGGGCAAGTCGGCGCACGACATCGGCAAGGCGTATCAGGTGGACCCAAGCCGGGCGTAGTGCAAACGCTTGCACCCGGCTGGGCCTTGTGATACCGTGACAGCAATGCCCACCGGGTCGCTCCCCGTAAAACGCGCACGGGCCGAAGAACCAACACCTGCGAATGCGCAGAACTTCGGAGTGCGACATGTCCGGCGAAATGATCTACAATGGTGCCAGTGAGCGGATTGCCGCTGCCCTTCACATGGAAATGGGGATGCTCCTTGCCGACCGGGCAAGCATCCGGCTTCACCCCGCCATCAGCAACTACAGCGACCTTGCGGGCCGTGGATCAACCGTCCTCAAGATCCCGCTGTTCGGGCTCGACGGCTACGACTCGATGGCCGCCACCAACGCAGACGAGGTCACCCCCGTCGCGAACACGGCCATCACCACCGCCGCGCCGACCATCACCATCGCCCGCTATGCTCTGGCGCGCGAACGGTCCGACCTCTACCAGATGACCGACCCCGGCTATCTGAACGTGGAGGCCCTCGCCAAGGACGGCTTCGGCGGCTACGACATGGCCGTCACCACCGCCATTGCCGCGCTCGCTTCTGGGTTCAGCAACTCGGTCGGCACGTCCGGCGTGGACCTCTCGGTCGACGACTGGTTCAGCGCCATCTTCCAGCTCGAAGAGAGCAGCGTCGACGGGCAGTTGCTCGCCGTCCTGCACCCTGTCCAGACCTCCAACCTCCAGGCCAGCATCCGGCTTGAGGGCGGCGCGATTCAGTTCGTGTCCGCAACTCAGGAGATGTTGCAGGCCAAGGGCCAGGGCTTCATCGGGCAGTTCGCGGGCGTGGACATCTTCAAGTCGTCCAAGGTCGCAACCGCCAACGGTGGTGCAGACCGCGCGGGCATGATGGTCGGCCAGGGTGCCATCGGCTTCGCTGCCGGCTCCCCCACCGCCATCAGCGGCTTGGGCGGCTTCGTGGTCCCCAACGGCACCGAGGTCATGACCGAGTTTGAGCGCGCCGCGAAGGCTGGTCTCCAGTCCATCGTCAGCAGCGCCTTCTTCGGCGTGTCCGAGTTGCAGGATGGCAAGGGCGTGGGCATCATCACCGACGCCTGAGTCTGAGGTTTTGTGGCGGGCCGGTGCGTGCGTCCTCGTTCGCATCGTGCCCGCTCACATCGGCCCGCTACATTTCATCAGTCCCCAAAGAGGAACCCGCACGATGCCCATTGAAACCAACTTCATCGCAGGCGCCGCAGTCAGCGACAGCGGGCCCGGCGCCGCTACCGCCGTACTGAACACGGCCCCGCGCCCGCGCCACGACCTGTACTTTGTGCCCGGCTCCTACGCCATCATCGGCAACAAGGTGCGCCCGCAGCTCAAGCAGCTCGCTTGGCAAGCCGGCGTCAACAACGTCGAGCAAACGCAGGACGGCCGCATTGACATGACGGGCGCCCGCGCTCGAATGGTCCAGAACAAGGGCGCAACCTTCCTGACGGCTGCACACTGCCCCGCGCACCTGACGCCCGACGGTCAGCCCGGCTACATGCGGCGATACCCCGGTGTCGCTGGCCCGGTCTACCTCGAAGCGTGGGAACTCCCCCACAAGCGCGGCGCCCGCACCATCATGGCACCGGACGAGGCAGGCTATCAGGCTTGGCTTGACTACCTGATGGACCAAGGCATCGTTCCTCACCCCGATGACATTGTCATCGACGACCTGCTCAGTAGGTCGGAGCACATGCGCGCGGCCGTTGAATCCCGGCGTGACAAAGGTGCTCGGGTCGAGGAAGCGTCCGCCCGCATGGACAACCAGCTCAAGGTCCTCGACGATGCCCGCAGCACCCCCACCAAGCGCAAGCGCACCACGAAGGCAGCCCAGCCGGCTGACGAAGTGGGCGCATGAGCGCCGGGGGTGGCGAGCGCGTGTCGCGACGCGAGGCCGTCGACCGGACCACCAAGCGCCTTGTCGAATCTGGCATTGACGCCAAGACCGCAAAACGCAAGGCCATCGAGGCCGCGCAACGCAAAGACCGCAAGGAGTAGCCACCATGGCCACCGCACTCGACCCCAAAGCCCTCGGGCAGTATCCGCACTATCGCGTCATCTTCGTCGACTCTGACGAGTTGATCGATGCCAGCACCACGCAGACGATTGACCTGTGTACGCTCAAGACCGGCGCGGTTGTTGAGTCGTGCTGGGTTGAGGTGCGTACACCGTTCACGGACGCGGGAAGCATCAGCGCTTGTACGGTGCAGGTGGG